CAGAATTTCAATCATTTTCCTATTGAGTATTCGTGCTGATATTTTGAATTATCCATTGCTACTTCCTCCTGCTGGGGTTCAGATTCTAAACCACATTCTTTTTTGATCTCTTTGAGCATGGTCATATTGGTAGCCCAGATTTTCCATGCTGCATTTTGCTCTTCGATTTTGTTTTCGTATTCGCTCATAACGATTAAAAGATAATGGATTATTTTCGTTTATGCAATAATTATTTTCGTAAAGTTATTCACAAGGAAAACCTGCCTCCTGTAAAGCTTCATCGGCAGCAGCGTTCACCATATTAGACCAGTCTGCCTCATCAATTCCCTGCCACCAAAAATCGTGGAAGTCTATGTCGGGCAGACAGTGAACGCCCACGCCAGATTTGTGCGAAACGTTTTCGTCAACGTCTTTCATGAATTTTTGAAATGTGTATTTGCTCATAACGTGTTTATTAAATCAGAAAATTGTTTTTACTTCAAGAAAAAGTTATTCACAAGCCAAGGGGCATGATCTTCGGGCAGGAATAAATCAGATTCAAAACAGTAATATTCGTGGATCTTTGTTATCTTATTCCACACATATAAATAATGTTTATTTTCCCACGGCATCGGGATCTCATAGCCATCGCATCCGACATTGTAATCCGCATGGAAAAAGGTAAATGTTTTGCCGTTAACGTCTGCTTTATAAATTGATTTTACTGCGTTCATCTGGAGAGATTACATCATGGAATCGTTTTTACTGCAAATAAAAGTTATTCACAATCGGGCCATTTTTTTGTTAATAAGCCAAATAATTACGCACACACAGGGTCAAAACCCTATAAAAAACCGCAGGGTCAATAGGGTCAAAAAATTTTTTTAGTACGTATACGTATGTTTATTGGAGCAAAAAAAAAGGAGGCCCGAAGGCCTCCGGTGTTATGACATCACACTAGAATCAGATCCCTGAATTCCGTGATCGATTTGACTTGTTCCAAGGTCGTCTTGGGATCTTCGCTGTCACCGTCTTCTGTGGTTCCAACGATCACACCATTACCCTTGGTTGGTTGGTAGGCTCCTTGTATGTGAAACCATCCCTTGGGCTGGTCTCCGAAGCAGAAAAGGCCTTCCTCGTTGCCGTAGCAAACGTCTCCGTTTTCGAAGTAGTGGACTACCTCAATCCTGCCTTCCACGATCTTTTGCAGATCTTCCAGCCCGTTGATCTCGACCTGCGAGATTGTTTGATTGTCTACGTCAATTTTGATTGCTTTGTACATTGTATGGATCTCCTAGTTAGATGCCGATGGTTGATCTGGCTGCTCCCTTGCACGTTACCCGTGCCCGTTCGTAGGCTTCTTGAAATGCCTCCCAACTACCGTAAAGAGTCTTGGCGCGATCAAGCCAAGCGTAGTTTACGTCTGCGCTGTTTCGGTTTTTGATGTTGTACTTCAGGTAAGCAAATGACTTTGCTTCCATGTGATTCCACCCGTAACGCTTGCCAATTTTAATGGCGTTGGTTACTGCTGCGGCGAGTCTTGCGTTGTTGTTGTGATGTACTTTTCTCATAACGGAGATGAGACTAAAGCAAAAACGTTTTCACTACAAGAAAAACTTTGATGAAGTTATTCACAAAAATCCCCTCTTTATTCACAATCAACCAAATAATTGTGAACAACTGGGGTCAAAAGCCTATTAACTAGGGTCAAACTTCATACGTGTACGTACTATATTCTTCGGGGTCAAAAGTAGTACGTGTACGTACTATCTAGGGTCAAAAAAAAAGTTATTCACAACCTGTGAATAACCCTGTGCTTGGCACGTTTGCTGCTCTACTGCGTGGCGATATCTAGGGCCATGATTACGATCATCGCGGCGGTCATCATCTCGATCACTTGTCGCCCCCCATCGATTCGCAAGCCTTGGTGAGGATCGTGCTGGCGATCCCCGCCTTGGTCGCGTGGTGGATCATGTTCACTCGGTTCTGGTTCCCCTTCTTCTCTGCGAACGTCTGCGCCTCATCGTTGTGATGGTTGAAAGCGTGGTGAAGCAGGTTGATCAGGGTCTTGGTCTCGTCTTTAGTTAATTTGATCGGTTTCATATCAGGGTCAAAAATTTTTGGAGGGGGGGATCACCCCCCTCCGGTTATTGTCTAGCGCATCGCGTACACGTTGTCACGATCCTCAACCGTGAGCGCGTACCCGTTCACGGCGATCTTCTCGATGCTGTCGAGCGAGTAGGTTTGAACGTCTACGTGCTCTTCGTCTCCGAGAAACTCTTGGGTGCTCGGCTTCTTCTTCTGGTTCGCCTTGTGCTCGATCAGCGCGATCAGTTCGGGCGAGTCGCTGGCGATCTGATTCCCTGCCTCGCTGTAGTAGGTCGGCGGGGTCAAATTTTTCAGGAAGGCGGTCTGCACGTACAGCTTGCCCTTGTGGTGGATCAAGATCGGGTTGGCTTCGTCGTGCGTACCCCAAACGAGTTCGCCGCCTTCGTACTCGTTGCCGATCTCCTGCCGATCCGCAGCGCGTTCGATGCGGCTGGCGTAGTTCCAGCCGAGGATCACTTGCGAGGTCGTGCGCTTCATGATCTCACCGAATCCGGTTGGCACTCGCTTCGGTAGGTGCTCTGGCTTGCTCTTCGGCAAGTTGGCCTTGGTGTAGGTCGTGATGGTTGCGATCATGCAGCCCTTGACGGATCGTAAAACGTCCTCGGTGCTGATGTGCTTGGCGATGTTGTGTTGTATGTGTTTTTTCATGGTTCGTATCTTTTCAGGGTCAAAAACTGGTGGGAGGGGGCGAGGCCGTTGGCACTCCGAACCCCCTCCCGTGGGGGTTAATTCCATTCGTTGATCTGGCCAGCGAACTTCGCGTCCAGCTTCTTCTTGGCTCCGTGGCTGTAGGGTAGCACCTCGGTGTCTCCGGTGTGGAGCACCTCCACAATCGCGGCGTGGTCGTGGTTGATCACTCGGCCAAGGTGAGCATCACCCGTGAATAGGGTGCAGTATGCGCTCAGGTCTTGGAGCATCTCGAACATCTTTTGGTCTTTGTCCATCTTCGTATTTGGTTCTTTGTTCTTTGTTGGCCGCATCCTCGCGGTGATTATTTATACTATAAAAACCCCGAATCCGGCGAGATTTTTTTTCATAATTCGTAAAATAAATTTCGTAATTCAGTTGACAGGGTGGGCCGACTATGATCCACCCCCACCAGTTACTCAAATAAATACGCATCAAATATATGTGTTTGAGGGTGGCGGGGTTAAATCCGAGTCTCCCCGAAGCTCAGGCGTTTTACCACATAGGGTTTCTCATATACCCCCGATTTAAAATATTTTAAATTTAAAATGTATTCTAAGAAGCGCTCAACTAAAAAAATCCCGGCGGGGCTTTTTAAATTTGGGGCTTTTTAATTTGCGCTTTGTGATATACAGGCTAGTTTTTATCATCATTCGGGCTGAATGATAGATGTAGTTATATTGTCATTGTATAATTGCATAAGCTCCTCTTTGGTATTCGTTCATCATTCTCCAGAGAGGGGTTTTTTCATTAAATATGTTCTAATTTAAATTATTTAGAATTATTATTAATAATTATTCGGGGCTTAGACTAATTATTTTGATATCTGGGCTTGCGTAGCAAGCTTTCGCGTAGCGAACATAGGTGTAATATAGGTCATGAGAAAAATCGTGGCATTAATTTTATCTTTGGTGCTATTCACATCGTGCTCTGTGCTAAAAAAGGTTAGCGATGGGATTGGTCTCACTAAATCTGGCCCAAAAATAGAAAAAAAAGAAAAAAGCCCCGAAGGTATACGAATTTTACCCCAAGAGTGGGAAAAAGGTGGCGTGATAAAGCCATTTAATTGTATAGTGATCTTCATTATAGTCTTGATTGTATTGTTGATAGTAAGGAAGATTCTTCTCAGGTAATGAAACTTGCATTTGTCCACACCCCTAAATGCGCTGGCACATTTGCAAGGATATATTTAACTCATACTTTTTATCTAAATAAATCTGATGAATTTTACGATGACCATTCGGGTTGGAGAGTCTATGATAACCATACAGAGTTGTGTGAGCAGGATTTTAAATTAAAAGATAAAAGAGATTATAAGCCCGAAGAGCTATCAAAAATTTTGGAATACGAAAAAGGCCGAGGAGGAAGCGCTTTTGTACACAATCATATCAATAATTGGTATGACGGCTTTGGATCTGAAGCAAAAGCAACGCCATTTTACGATTTTAGAAACGCAGGATGGAAAACATTCAGTTTTGTGAGACCATATGGTGAAATTCTTTGTTCTTATTACTTTTATTTAAAAAATTATGAAAATTATACTCCAGACGGCTATTCCCATTCAAGTATGTGCATAACAGATCAGTGGAACTTGACTCTTTGGGGAATACCAAGGTCGGTCATATTAAAAATTACTCTTGATGAGTTTATCTCTATTGCCTTGCTGAGAAACAAGTCTAAAACTTACCCTCCTTTTTGGAATGACATAGATTTTATTTGCGAATACTCAAATGACAATTTTAGTTTTTTTCTCAAAAAGTACTTAAATATTGATTTTTCAGGAAAAATACCAAATGTAGATGGATATCGAGACTCGAAAAAAGAAAAACTTCTCACGAGTGAGAACAAGGGGTACTCACATTACTGTGAGACAGGAGAAATATCTAAATTAAATCAGGAAAAAATAAAAAATCATTTTAAAACCGAGATTTATAAAAAAATAGTAGAAAAGTCAAAAAGACTTTTATCAGTGTAAATAAAAATACATATGTCTAGAAAATCTAGCTCGTCTAAGAAGAGAAATTCGAAGACCCAAGAAAGAAAAGAAGTGATCGAAGAAATCGAAGAAGCTCTTTGTCCAAATTTCGTACCCGAAAACCCTATAAAAAGGCAAATCAAGGTAAAATCCTTTCCGTGGACAGAAAGGCAGAAAGACTTCTTTAAAATCGCACTGCATCCAGACACCAAAGTAATCTTCGTTAATGGTCCAGCAGGTACAAGCAAGACATTGTTGTCTGTTTATTGTGGTTTGCAACTTCTTAACATGAAAGTCATATCTGACATCATGTATTTAAGATCTGCTGTAGAGAGTAGTGAAGCTAAACTAGGCTTCCTGCCCGGAAGCGCAGAAGATAAATTAAGGTTCTATAATTTACCATTTTTAGATAAATTGGACGAATTGTTAGCCACGACCAGAGCAGAAAAGCTTGAGTCGGAAGGTAGAATCTCAATGTTCCCTGTTAACTTTGCAAGAGGACTCCATTGGGATGCTAAATGTATAATTCTGGATGAGGCGCAAAATTCGACTGCTAAAGAGATTACTACTGTTTTAACCAGAATGGGTAATAACAGTAAATGTTTTATTCTAGCTGACCCTATGCAGACAGATTTAAGGCATCATGACCAGCGTGGGGCATTTGAGGCAATGACTAAAATTTTCACTGACCAAGAGAGTGAGAAAATGGGAATTCACACCTTCTGTTTCGACGAGGATGACATTATGAGATCTGAGCTAGTTAAGTTCTTGGCTAAAAAGTTGAAAACCTTAAAAACCAAGTGATGAAGATATTCAAGATCCTACTTAAGCCTCTTATATGGATAAAAGACTTTCAGGATAACGCTGTGTCTTACTTAACTAAAAAAGTAGATAAAAAGGTAGGGGCCAGTAAACCAAACAGATTTAAGACTTGGAAGTTAAAACAACCAGTATGGAAGCAGTTCTTAATAGAGCTCCCGATTTATATATTGATATTATGGTTATTAAATTTGTTTTTTAATCAAATAGGCTATGAAATAACTCCTTGGTAAATTTTAAATGGTCAAAATAAATGTACAATACGAAAATGGAGAACAAGACGTAGTTAGAATCAGCAACAAGCAAGCAGAAGAGGAACTAAAGCTTTTTCTTAGTAGGTACGAAGATTCTAGTAAGAGGGAGTGGGTAAAAAAGATAAAAGGGATTGAGGATAATGCTTGGTCTGAGGAAGACTACGGTTGTTAACCATATAATTGAAAAAAGTAGCGCATGAGCGTACAGTTGGTTAAATGAGTACGCTTTGTGCCGCATTAATAGTTAAAAACGAAGAAAGTGTCATCTCAAGATGCATTGATTCGTTTAAGGACCATATTGATTACTGGGTGATATGCGATACTGGATCGACTGATAATACCAAGCAAATTATCACCGAAAAACTTCAAGGAATTCCCGGCGAGCTTCACGATAGAGAGTGGAAGAACTTTGGCTATAACCGATCCGAGCTAATGAAGCTTTGCCGTAATAAGGCTGATTATATTATTCTTTTAGATGCAGATATGACGCTGCAAGTAAACCAAGGAAACTTTAGAGATTCTCTTTCGAACGATTCAATGAAGCCCACCTCTTATTTACTAAAATACGAAGGGGTAAACTATTTTAGGCAAAAACTATTAGTAAGAGGAGATCTTGATTGGAGGTACGAAGGAGTAACCCATGAATATATAGTGAGCGACCAAGACAATGGAGAAGGGGTGACGGATTTAATTTCTTTAGTTCATTTCGCAGATGGGTCTAGGCACTCCTATAAAAATCAAGAAGACGTAAGACTTTTAGAGCAATCAATTATGGACAATGCAAATAACCCCAGAGATATGTTTTATTTGGCTCAATCTTACGAATGTAATGGCCAACGGGACGAAGCTAGGGATACGTATGGAAAACGCGCTCAGATGGAAGGCTGGGACCAAGAAACGTATATCTCGATGTTAAGGGAAGCAGAGTGTATTAGCAAAGACCCAGAAAGCATGGACTTTCCTCTAGGTCTGTATATAAAAGCGATGAAGTACCGCCCTTCTAGATTTGAGGCTGCATACAGAGTAATCAATTATATAAGAAGAAAAGAGCTTTATACGGCTTCTTACGCCCTTTCGCTAGAGTACATGAAAAAACCTGCGACAGAAGATATACTATTCGTAGATCAAGCTTCTAGGGATTATAAAATACCGTTAGAGTTTGCTTTAAGTAATTATTGGACAGGGAAAAAAGATGTTTGTAAGAGGGTGTGCGAAGACAAGCTAAATATTAGCTATATGCCTCTAGATTTTAGGCAATGCTATGAAAGACTACTTGACTTCTGCCGATCTTAACAAATCGCGCATTAGATTTCCTTACCACTGTTTCGCTCGACGCGCTTCTTAACTAGAAAAGCTTTGGCGTTTATCTGTTGCGCTAAATTTTGTATAAAATCTTCAAATTCTTTATCTTGCATGTCTTTATCGCAATATTTGTAACTTAGGTCTAAAATTTTTTCGAAATCTTTTAGAACTTCGTCCTTGCTCATAGCGTCTATATTTACACCAAATTATTAGACTTTTAAATTTTAAGGTGTTATCGTTTTTTTGATTATGAAGACTTACTGTACAGAATGTGGGGTTAAAATAGAATTTTCTCTAAAAAAGCCCAAATTTTGCAGTAATTGTGGTCATGCTTTAGACGGAGGTGAAAAAGTGGCTGAAGCCGCCTCTACAGCAGATGAATCCCAAATTGGATTTGAGATGGACGATTCAGAAAATTTCCAAGTTAGAATAAAAGGCTTGGAATTCGATTTTGAACCAGATTCTCCGAACTCTGAAACTTTAGGCTCCATAATGAAAAGTGCTAATCCAGAAATTGACCCAAGTAGAGAAAACCTCTCTTCAGAAGGTGGCATGTCAGCACAGCAGCACATGGAGCAATTCAAAGCCGAGGCGGGGACACTTAGAGAAACAGACAGCGAATAGTGCCTCGTAAGAAAAAGAAATCCAAGAAAACAAAACCAAAATTTGAAGACGTTATAGAAAAAATAGATACCGAAATCCTCAAAAGAAGAGGAAAGTGGAATCTAACCATCCTGTCTTGGATGGACTTTGATGATGTCTCTCAAATTTTAAGAATTCACATATACAAAAAATGGCATCTTTACGACCCAGAAAAACCTCTGGCTCCTTGGCTTAATAGGATTATATCAAATCAAATAAAAAATTTAATAAGGAACAACTACGGAAGTTTTAGTCGTCCTTGTTTAAAGTGCGATGCCTCTGAGGGGCTTGATATGTGCTCCATATACGGAAAGCAATCTAGCGAATGTCCTTTATATGCTAACTGGGAAAAAACAAAAAAGAGAGCTCACGATACTAAACTACCAGTTTCATTAGAAAATCACAGGCAAGAAGTCCACACCATGCAGTCGGATTCTTGCAATTTAGAAAGGAATGCAGAAGCTTTGCATCAGAAGATGAAGACCATTCTGAAACCTATAGAGTGGAAAGTATACAGGTTATTATATATAGAATTTAAAACAGAAAATGAGGTCTCTAGATTAATGGGGTATAAGACAAATGAAAAAAATAGGTCGCCCGGATACAAACAACTTAAAAATATAAAAAAAACAATTATAGAAAAAGTTAAAAAAGTTTTATCCGAAAACGATATAGATATCCTATGAGTAAGAAAGCTTTAGAACTTACAGAAGATCAACAGAAACAAATAATTGATCTTTGGAATAGTCAAGAGAATGACCCTCCTTCGCTCCTAGAGCTTGTTAGAGAGGCTTTCCCTGACGTTGAGAATGCAGACGGCAGAAGCAAGGAAGGGAAGGCTGTAAAGGCGTTTCTAGCGTCAAGATCGCTAAAAGCCAGAGGCGCTCATGAATACAAAGCCAAAGGCGTTAAAGACTTAAACGAAGACCAAAAAGATTTCATACAAAACAACGTATTAACAATGAAGCCTCTAGAAATAACTAGGGCTCTTTTTAATGACGATAAGCTTACTGCTTTATCTCAAGAAGCAAGGACAGTTTTAGATCACATAAAAACCTTAGACCCTCAATTGGTTTATGCTCAACCAGAACACGAAGACGTTGCTGTAGGAGAATACAAAGCCCCTAAGACAATTCCTTCTATGATTTTTAAAGTAAACACTTATGTAGCTGAAAAGATCAACAAAGATAAAATTAAGCCTTCGCAGAAAAAAGAAGTAACTTCCCTTATCGGTTACATGAATACTTATAGGTTTAATCATCAAATCAATACGTATCAATCTGAAACAGATAGAGAATTGTTCGAGTCTAGTTTTATTCGTTATACGAATGATAAGTCAGATCTAACTCAAGAAGAGGTTGATCAATATATAGTCCTATGTACTGAAATAATTATTTCATCGAGTATCCAAGAAACTATTCAAATGATACAAATGCAAATCGATCAAGAAGTTGAGCAAGGCAATAGAATACCGATGACTTTGATCGAAGCTAACAACACCGCGAGAACAGAGTATAACCAATGTGTTACTCGGCAGCAAAAGCTTCTTAACGATTTAAAAGTAAAAAGAAGTGACCGCCTGAGCAAACAAGTTAAAGAGAACGCTAGTATCTTAAATTTAGTCCAAATGTGGAAAGAGGAAGAAAGCAGAGAAAAAATGATCCACTTAGCTGAGTTAAGAAAAGAGTCGCTGAAAGAAGAGACGCAGAAACTAGCTTCTATGGACGAAATAAAAGCTAGGATAATGGGTTTGACAGAAGACGAGGTTTTAAATGGCTAACACTTGTAAAGTTTGCGGATTATCTTTCTCTTCAGAAAGACAGCTTCACGGCCACTTGAAGGCTCACAAGCTAAGATTAGCTGAGTATTACCAACAATATTACCCTCGTTACGATTTACATACAGGGGAAATAATAAAATTTAAAAATAAAACTCAATATTTCTCCTCCAAGTTTAATTCTAAAACAAACTTGAGAATGTGGCTAAAAAAACAGCCAGAGCAGGAAGCTAAAAAATTCTGCGAGGAAATTTTACAAGAGAGGATAATAGACAAAGATTTAAAATATTCGCCGTGTCAGGTAGAGCTAAGATCTTTAATGTTCCCTCCTGTTCAGTATTACAACGAATTATTTAATACGTATTATGATCTATGCTCAAAGCTCGGACTCAAAAGCAAATACTACAACGCTTTTGAATTGATAGTGGGGGAAGAATGGGCTGACCCAAAACACAAAATATACATAGATACCAGAGAGCAAAAGTCGTTAAGATTTGATAGACCTATAGAAATCAAAAAATTAAATTTTGGAGACTACTCTTTTAGCAGTAGGGAAGCTTCTGGTAATTGCTACGTCGAAAGAAAATCTCTAACTGATTTTGTTGGAACGATGAGTGGGGGGCTGGATAGATTTAAAAAAGAAATACAAAGAGCAAAAGAGTCAGAGGCTTATTTAGTGATTCTTGTAGAGGCTAAATATAATGACGCTCTCCATTTCGATCAGATAAGAAGAAAAGGGACTAACTCCAGACTATATAGCAAGATAAGAATTAATCCCGAATTTATATTTCACAATGTAAGGAATCTAATTCAAGAAAACGAGCACATACAATTTCTATTTGTGGAAGGAAGAAAGGAAGCGTCAAGAATCGTAGAGAAAATTTTCACCTCTGGTGGAGGAGTAAAGAAAATAGACCTACAATTATTTTACGACCTTGGAAAATTATAATGTGGTACGCGCCAGAAAAATATCAAAATAGTTTACCAGATTTAAATCAGGAGCTTTTAAATTTAAAAGGTGAACTTACCGACAAGCAAGCTAAGATCAGTCTAGCCAAGTTCTTAAGAGGTAACTTAGGAATTACCACTGAACTTATATCAGGGATAAAGCTTGCCCCATTCCAAGAGATAACTCTTAAAGGAATGTTGAACAGCAATTTTTCAATGTGTGTTTGGGGTCGTGGTTGCGGGAAAACTTTCATTGCCTCTGTATTCTGTTTTCTGCAATGCATATTTAACCCCGGAACAAAAATACTTATAGCTGGTCCGACTTTCCGTACTGCGCGTTTTATTTTTAATAATTTAGAAAAGCTTGTTGAAAGCAAGGGCGCTGAATTATTAGCGCAAGCATTCGGAGCAAAATCAAAACGCAATGACCAGTTCGAATGGAAAATCAATGACGGAACAATAACCGCAATTCCCTTAAACGGTGAAAAGATTCGTGGTTTCCGTGCCGACATTCTAGTACTCGATGAGTATCTTTTGATACCGGAAGATATTATCAATAATGTATTAATGCCTTTCTTGGTTGCTCCTCAGAACATGAAAGAAAGATTAGAGGTAAAAGAGATAGAGGATAAACTTATTAAAGAAGGCAGAATGAAAGAAGAGGATAGGATGGTTTTTGAAAACACCTCCAAGATGATAGCTCTTTCCTCTGCGTCGTACACGTTTGAAAATTTATATAAAACTTATCAAGAGTGGACAGATAAAATTACCTCGAAAGAAAAGACTGACGGTAGATATTTCATATCTCAAATGGCTTATGATTCTCTTCCTGAAGAAATGATAGATAGAACAATTATTGACGAGGCTCAAAATGGAGGAGCTTCTCATTCATCATTCTTGAGGGAGTATTGCGCTCAATTTACTGATGGGTCAGATTCTTATTACAGTGCGAAAAAAATGCATCTGTGTACCATACCCGATGGTGAAAGCCCGACGACAAAAATAGTTGGAGACAAAGACAAGAAGTATATTCTAGGGATTGACCCATCATTTTCAAATAGCCCTAGCTCTGACTATTTTGCCATGTCTCTTTTAGAGCTAGATGACGAAACAAGTTCTGGCACTTTAGTGCATAGCTACGCCGTGGCGGGTGGAAATCTTAAAGATCATATTAAGTATCTTTACCATTTGATGTCTAACTTTAACATACAATTAATATGCATTGATAATGCAGGGTATCAATTTATAGACGGCGCAAATGAATCAGAGCATTTTAGGAAAGACGGCATCAAAATAAACTTTATGAATTTTGACAGTAATAAGGAGGGAGTTGACTATCAAAAAGAAATACGCAAATTTAAAAGAGAGCACAACCAAGATTCAGGATATATTTGCTTTAAGCAGGTCTTTACAAGCGAGTGGTTGAGAAAAGCTAACGAGTATCTACAAAGCAATATAGATCACAAAAGAATATGGTTTGGCTCTAAAACCGTCGCAAACACTACAGCATTCAACAAGTATTCTTCGGCTGGCGTAGATTTGAAATTAGTTAACGAAAATAACATTTTAGATTTTATTGAGACTCAGGATTCTTTAATACATCAAACAAAAAAGCAATGCGCCTTAGTTGAAGTTAAATCCACCGCTAAAGGCAATCAAACTTTTGACTTGCCCCAACATTTAAAAAGAAGTACATCTGCTCTCAGGGCGAGAAAGGATAATTACACGACACTTATGCTCGCTAATTGGGCGACCAAATGTTATTATGACTCGAAAACCGTAAAAGAAGAACAAGTTCAATCAACTTTTACTCCAATTGTCATAAAATAATGTGTAATTCTAATAGAAATCATGCCAAGACCACGCAAAAAACCTGAAAATCCTGATACGGAGCCTTTAATGGCGGGAATGGAAGAGTCCCTTGCCTATTCTAAAGCGGCAAAAACTACCAGAACCCGCAGAAACGCTTCTTCGTACATAGAGAGAACTGACAGGTTCAGGAATATAGATGAGGGTCTAACTCCATTTAGGTACAGTCAGTCTGGCGATTATGGCAGCACGAGAAATATTAATGTTAGAGACGTAGTTATACTATGTCAAAAGGCTTATTATAATTTCGCTGTTTTTAGGAATGTTATTGACCTAATGACCGAGTTCTCAATCTCGGACATTTACTTATCTGGAGGAACAAAAAAGTCTAGAGATTTCTTTAGCGCCCTGTTTGAGAAGTTTGATATAGAAGATCTACAAGATAAATTTTTCAGAGAATATTTTAGATCTGGGAATGTATTCATACATAGATTTGACAATAAAATAAGAAAAGCCGACGTAATTAAAATCGCTAGATCTTTTGGCTTAAACAAAGGATTTGCCACTTCGCTGGCTGAAGATGGGAGCGTAATCTTACCGTCTCGATACATTATTTTAAACCCAGCAGATATTCAAGCAGGGGGAAATATATCTTTCGCAAAAGCTAAATTTTACAAGAACTTAAGCGACTACGAGCTTGAAAGATTAAGGCATCCAAAGACAGCGGAAGATGAGGAGGTTTTAAGAGCTCTTCCAGCAGACAAGCGCAAAGAGGTTTTAGACAAGAAAAATAATCATGTCCAAATAGAACTTAATCCAGAAAAAACATCAGCCGTTTTTTACAAGAAGCAAGACTACGAACCACTAGCGGTTCCGATGGGCTTCCCGGTTTTAGAATCTATAAACGCAAAGGCTGAGATGCGTAAGATGGATATGGCTATATCCAGAACTACACATCAAGCTATTTTATTAGTTACGATGGGTGCAGAGCCTGAAAAAGGCGGAGTAAATCAAAAGAACTTGGAAGCTATGCAAAAGCTTTTCGAGAATGAATCTGTAGGCAGGGTTCTTATTTCTGACTATACTACTGATGCAAAATTTGTAATTCCTGATATTGCTAGTCTTTTAGATCCTAGAAAGTACGAAGTAATAGACAGAGACATAAACGAGGGTCTTAACAATGTTTTAGTGGGTGGTGAAAAATTCGCCAATCAACAAACAAAGGTGGAGGTCTTCATGGCTAGATTAAAACAAGCTCGTGAGGCTTTTGTTAATAAGTTCCTGAAGCCTGAAGTCAAAAGGATTTCTAAATCTTTAGGGTTTAAGTCTTACCCAAATCCAGTATTCGAAGACATCCCGTTAAAGAATAATTATAATACTCACAGAATCTATAGCAGACTCATGGAACTTGGTATTCTGACTCCAGAAGAGGGGTTTGAGGCTATCCAAAATAATAAATTGCCCGATAATGAATCCTCCTTAGAGTCTCAGAAAAAATTCAAAGAGTTAAGGAATAAAGGTTATTACGAGCCTCTAATTGGAGGCAAAGGCGCTGGAGCTTCCAAAGGTGAAGATAAGAATGGCAGACCTCCAGACATAAGCACTGAGCAGCCAAATAGGCAACAGGGTAAAATTGGAGAAAGACAATCTCGCGCAAATTACAGCCTGAAAAATATAAAAGATAATATGGTTCTTGCTTCTAGACTTGTAGAGAAAGTGAAAGATCAAGTTAAGAAACTTCACAAGATCGAAAAGCTAGACGAGAAACAAAATGAGGTGGCAGAGGAAATCTGCGAAATCATTATCGCTAATGAAAAGTCTGAAAATTGGAATAAGGTAGGTGTCATTAGGAAGTATCTAAAGTCTCCTGTAGATACTAATCCTCAAGCAGTCAATAGAATTCACGACATAGCTTGTGAGCATCAAGTTGACTCTTACCTTGCAAGTATTCTTTATGCTAGTGAGGTAGAGGTAAAGGATGCCTAAATATACAATCAAGTCTAACGAGCAAGGACTGTATGTTGGCCCAGCGCCATCGTCCGGATATCACTTTATTAATAGTGATGGTTATTTAACGGGCGATTCTTCACAGACAAACGCGCTGAAACAATTAAATGGTCTTCAGTCTTTTAGCTATTCTATATCCTCGAACAGAGAGCAAGTTTCAGAGCTAGGAAGAAGAGAGCTTGTAGACTTTGTTCAAATAACTCCGCCAAGTGTCGAGTTAAATTTTGATTACTATGTATATGATTTAAGGAACGAGGTAAGGATGGGTTTTAACCCTAATTTCCAAACGGGCTCCGAAGGTTCACCTTATTATGATTATAATACGGGCGTTTTTGTATTTGAAGGTTTTACCTCGACGGGAGAATCCGCTGCGTATTCCGAATCTAATTGGCCTTATAAAAAGAGAGACAAAAGAAATTTATTTTTTGTTAACGGTAAAAAAGGTATAGATTTAGTAAGCGGTAAAGAATCAGATTTAGAAGAGTATTCAGTTTTAGCTTTTGGAGACTGCTACTTAAACTCTTACTCAACCACGCTTGCTGTAAATGATTTGATAAGAAGTTCAATTTCTTATACAGCCGACAATGTTAGTTATCACACTAGCGGATCTGGAAATATACCCGCCATAGAACCCACTGGATATACAAATGTAAATCAAAACATATTCAAGATTCCAGTAATGGAAGATGAGGTTCATGGCAAAAGCAAAATCGGATTATTTGAAAACCAAGAAAATCCAAGCACACCTCTTTTATGCTCTGACCTAATAATGGAGATAAAAGCTACTGGATATGGAGATAATCAAAAAGATGTAGAAGATATAGGATTTGACTTCGGAACATTTCATCTTCAGGAAGCGACATTCGATGTATCTTTCGAAAGGCGAGAGTACATAGGCTTGGGGTACGCTATTCCAATTGATCGACCTGTGCGCTATCCGATAATAGTAAATTCTACAATATCGGCTTTAGTTTCCACATCTAAAACAGGTGAATTAAGAAACATATTTAATAAAGATCATAAATACGACGTAACTATAAAAGCTAGAAATAGGCAAGTCGCTTGCTCTGGAGAAACTGAGCCATATACAGTATTGCAGTACGATTTGGTTCAATCTAATGTTGACTCAATCGATTTCTCAAACCAAGTTAATGATAGGGCTTTTTTGGGCATGAGTTTCGTGACTGACGTTGCGGATAACGTATCTGGCAAAGGATTGTTCATTAGTGGTAAAATCACTGAAACGGGCACTGCTTTCTCAGGTTTTAACTTTTAAATGTGTAATTTAAGAAAATATTATGAGTGAAGAAAATCAAGAAAATCCAGTGGGCCAAACCGCTAGTGAATATATGAATCCCGGCGGCTTTGATATTTCTATGCCTGATATTCCCATTCCAGAACCAGAAGAGGAGCAGGTTGCCGAAAAAGAAATCAAGGACGAAGTTGAGACTGCTTTTAAGTTCGCGTTTATTGGCGCTGGGCAAGGTGGTTCAAGGATAGCTGAAACTTTTTATGATTTTGGTTACAGAAAAGTAGCTGTACTAAATACAGCGCAGCAAGACTTAAACACCATCAAGAAAGTGCCTCACAAACTTTGCATTGGTGAAGGTGGCGCAGGTAAAGATCCATCATTTGCTAAAAAAGTTTTCGCTGGTAAAAAAGAAGACGTTGTAGATTTTATGAGGTATTCGTTTGGCGAAACCCTTGATAGAATCTTTGTTTGTGCTGGTGCTGGCGGCGGAACTGGATCTGGTACTGTCACAAGTTTGGTTGACGCAGCAAGAGAGCTTCAAGAAACAATAAAAGCTCCAACTGATAAAGTTGGTGTTATCTTAGCTCTTCCTAAAGCCTCCGAAGGAAAAAAAGTTAACGCTAATGCACACAAGTGCTTAAACGAAGTTTACAACTTAGTTGAGGAAGGCAAAGTTTCTCCTTTAGTTGTAATCGATAATGAAAGAATTGGGAAGGTTTACCCTAACTTAGTTGTATCCAATTTTTGGCAAACTGCCAATGCAAGTATGGCTGGTCTCTTTCACTTGTTTAATCTTACCGCTGCGAGGGATAGTTCGTTTACTTCATTTGACGCAAACGACTACAAAACTATCCTAGACTCCGGTTTAATGGTGTTTGGAGCAGCGCCCGTAAAAGAATGGCAAGACCCAGTTAGCATTTCAAGAGCAGTAAGAGATAACTTCAAGAGTGGACTCTTATCTGGAGGAATTGATTTGTCTTCTGGCAGTCATGCTGGGGCCGTTGTTGTGGGTGGTAAAGAGCAATTGGATAATATTCCGCAATCCGCCTTAGATCAAGCGTTTGATCAGCTTTGCAGAATGCTCAGGCCCGGAAATGTAGTTCATAGAGGTATTTATATTGGCGATAAGCCTAATTTAATTGTTTATACTTCTATTGGCGGATTAGGTCGTCCGAAAGATAAGCTGCAAGAACTGGCAAAATTAGGAGATATTTCGATAAAGTAGGACTCTGCTTTGTTTCTCCAAGGCCGTACAGTTTTCACTGTGCGGCTTTTTTAGTGTAATTTTATATAGAATGTTGTCTATGGAATTAATAACCATGATTGGGGGAAGCATCGTAGGCTTTATATTTCGTTATATGGCTGAAAGAGCTAAAGAGCGTCATGAGATGTTCCAAAACGCCCTTAAGATGAAGGAGGCTCAAGATGATAGTGCTGATAGAGCCGCTAAGAGAGTGCCCATTGATGTAGGTAAATGGGTGAGGAGATTGATTGTTTGTTCTATATTATTTGGCGTTATAGCAGCGCCGTTTATTTTATCTATACTTGGATATTCTACCATAGTAGAGGTAGAGACTGAAAACCCTACTTGGTTCTTTGGCTTGTTCGGTGGAGGCAAAGAAATAACTTTTGTTGAGTTAGATGGATACTTAATGATTCCAGAAGTAAGGCAAACTTTAAGTGCGATAGTTGGCTTCTACTTTGGTAATGCGGCAGCGAAAGGATCTACCTGATGACAGATCAATCTAAAAAAAATATGAGAGACTTTACGATAAAGATGGTTTTATCTTTTTCTTTAGCTATCTCTATTTTTATCAACATTTTAAGCTATCAGGCTAACTCTTTGTTGAAAGAGGAGAAAAAACATTTAGAAGCGGTTAATACCATTATAACTTATGAAGCAACAAAACTTTATAAGTCATATGAAAAACTCTTAGAAGTATTAAAAAAAATAGAAGAAGAAAGTAGGAGGGGTCTTGAAGCCTAACATTTTATTTATTTGCACTTTTGTATTTTTCCTAATCGGTTGTAAGACTGGCGGCGTTAGGGTAGGGGAAGACTCTGCTGGTAAAATAATTAAGCCTAAAACAATTGAAGAAATAAAAAAAGGCGGCGCTTTGATACCAAAAGGTAATCCTAGCCCTAAAAAGCCTGAAATTAAATCTACCGAAAATATATCTAATGGTAACATTGCACCAGAAAAAGACAACGTCACATCTTGGGAAGAAGCGTTGCCCCAGCCTTACGATAAGATAAAAATTCCGGCCCATAAGTCTAAACCAGATTTACCCGATATAAAAATTGCAGAACCAAAAACTGATAATTTTAAATTAGAGTTGGAGAAAGCTAATCTGGAATTATCACAATTAGACTTTTCTAAGGCCAAGATTCCACTCTTGCCATCTATAGAAAATAAAGATAAGGTTGATGACTTAATTAATTTGGTTCCTGCTCCAGATTTTGAAGAAGATCCAGAAGATCAATCTAAAAAAGATTCTGTAGAAAAAAAAGAAGAAGAGTCTAAAAAGCTACTCAAGCAGCAACAAGATAAAAACATGAAGATTAATTGGACAGAGTTATTCCTGTATTACTTTTTAGCTTTGCTGATTATAATTATAGCTTACATAACCTATGACATTCTAAAGCAAATGAGGCTTAAAAATGAAGAGCGTAACCCATTTGCCAAAAAACCTGCTAAAAAAATTAGGCCTAAAAAGAAAGCTGCCCCTAAAAAGACAGTGAAAAAAGCAGCCCCTAAAAAGGCGGCGAAGAAATCTGTGCCCAAAAAAGCAGCCAAAAAAGCTGTTAAAAAGACCGCTAAGAAGAAGACTTCACGCAAAAGAAAAACTCTTTAGTTTTTTTCTTGATTTCATTTTATACGTTTGTTACGTTGACCGCGAGCTAAGTTAGCTTATTTAATCATATGAAAAATAAACCGACACTATTGTTAATTGCAGCAGTCGCCTTTTTTGGCGTTGGCTGCTCAAGCACTGTTACCCTTGGACCAAAGGCTAACGATGATGGATACCTTTCCGCATCAGCCAATGGAGAGGGGGTGAGCGTTACCCTTCCTTTTGTTCAGGCTGGGGTAGCAGCTACCGAAGAAAAGAAGAAGTAAAACTAAATTAAATCACCTTCTTTAAGCCCTCGTTTAATTACGGGGGCTTTTTTATTTAAAATTGATTGTTTTTATTTAATTTTAGTGTAATATAAAATTAGATATTATTATGAAAAAAAATCAGGCTAACTCTGACTACAAAGATCTTTGGGAAAAGGTCAATCGTAAGGTAGATATAGAGCCTGAGACTAGCGCTGAAGCACCTGAAGAAGTAAAAGAAGAGCAGCAAGCCGAGCAAGAAGAGACTAACGAAGAAAATGATGCGCCTTCTGCTTCTACGGAAGCTAAATCAACTTGTAAAATAGCAACTCAATCGCAAGCTATATCTTACTCTTTGAGGGTTTTATCCTTCTTAGAGTCAAAGATGAAAACTTACAATAAAGAAAATAAAAAGCGCATTCCAGTTGCAAGATTCAAGGATGCCTTTTGTCTAGCGGCTTCAGAATTTGAATTTCAAAATTCTAATAATATAAATCATTGGTGCGTAGCTTACATAAATCGTTTTTTAGATAATGATTGCAAACAGATAGATTTCAATTTTAAGGTAAAAGATTTTTCAAATGCCTCAACAGAGTGTAAAGAATATGGACTAGAAACTGATTTCGACCTGTCTGATTTATTTTTACAACATAAACCAGAGGATTATAGTCATTTAAGGAATATTTTATAATGAAAAAGAACTTTGAATATACTACAATATTTAGTTCGGTTATAAAACCGATGGTTTCTGAGGATAAAGATAAATATCTATCTTTGGCTAGTCAGTTAGATATCGAAAGTTTCGTTCCGGGAATCGACACTGAAAAAGAAATAGACCTACTTCCTATAGCTTTTAATGCCTGTGTAGCTAATAGGGTCAATAGAAACGGTGATGTTATTGATACCGAAACAGCCCTTGATATTTTTAAATCTTTCATTAATAAGCCCATAAACATTGAGCATAATAGACAGAAAGTCATTGGAGTTATTCTTTCTGCTGGTTTTAGTGAATTTGGGACAGACCAAGTTTTAAATAACGAATCTTTATCAAAAGAGTCTTTATCTCCTTTTAATATTACTTTAGGCGGTGTAGTATGGAAAGTCGTCAATAATCAATTAGCCGACGTAATTGAAGAGTCTAATGATCCAACTAGTGATAAATACATGTCTATCAGCGCGAGTTGGGAACTTGGATTTAGTCAATATAACTTAGTATTAACCGAAGGCGGCGATAAAAATCTTGAATCTTCAACTATTATTTCTGATCAAGCAGAAATCGAATCTTTAAAACCGAATTTAAAAGCTTTTGGTGGCACAGGCGAAACCCAAGATGGAAGGAGCATATATAGGAAGGTAGTTGGTCAAGTTGTCCCATTGGGAATTGGACTTACCGAAACCCCTGCTGCTGACGTTAAAGGTGTCATTGTGTCTCCAAAATCCTCTAAAGATCCTGAATCCAACTCTGAAGCGACTGTTTCTGAAAAGGAGATCTCAGAGGAAAAAACAGAAAAAACAGTAAATATTATTTCACAATCAGAGGAAATTAATGTAAAGAATAAAAAGAGAGTTATCATGAAAATTGAAAGCTTAAAAGATATTAACGACGAGAATCTTAAAGAGCTTTCTGCCTCATCCATCTCTGATTTCATTGAGGATGAGTTGCAGAAGGCTTCCGAGGAATACGTCGCCCAAAAAACGGAAGTAGAGAACAACTTGAAAGCCGCTCAAGAGCAGATTGAGAATCTTCAGAAAAATTCTGAGGATACTCAAAAAACCTTTGAGTCTGTTCAAGCTGAACTTGAAAAAATCAAAGAAGAGGTCGCAGCAAAGGAAGCCGAAGAGCGTTTCGTTGCTCGCATGACCTACTTCGATAAAGAGTACGTCCTTGAAGATGGAGACCGCGAAATTATCGCTTTCGACATTAAAGATATGGACGATGACAATTTCGAAACTTACTCTAAAAAAATGGGTGTTCTTTTGAGCACTAAAAATAGAGAAAGTTTAGAAACAGTAGAAGCCGAGGTGATACAGGAAGCCAAAGCTTCAGAAGAGGTTGAAACTGAAGAAGAACCTGTTGCTTCTACAGATGTTGTAGAAGAAGCAGTAGACAATTCTGAGGCCGAAGCTTCTGAAATTCCTGTATCTTCGGACACTGAAGAGCAAACTACGTATGATAAATACAAGAATGCTTTCTCGGTAGAAAATTGGATCAAATAAACACTTAATTTATTATATTAATTATTAAGGAGTAAAAAAATATGGCTATTAACTTAAAACCATTTAGAGTATACGATGAGCACGATGTGGTCAATCTCTACGCTTATAGCGGAGCGATTGGCGTCAGTGCTGGCGACAATATTCCGAAAGGAACACTTGTAAAGGTTCAGGGCGATGGTTGGAAGAACACCGATGAACCAACAGAAATGTTGGGCAATCCCGGTGCTTCTTACAACGGCACTGTTTCTCAAAGATATGGCACTACTGCTAAGATTTGTCAGACTAGTTCTGGTAATGTAGCACTTGGAGTAACTCTCCATGACGTTGCTGAAGTCGATGAGAACGGTGAGCTACTGAAGTTCAACCCCAGAAAAGCAGCCGAAATGGAAGTTGCTATCAGCGGTCAAACAGTTCCCGTACTTACGAAGGGTATCCTTTTGTATTCGGGCGACTCGATTGGCGCTGTCACTCCCGGAACTAAGCTTTACGCTGGAGATAGTGGTGAAATCGTTCAATATAACGACGACAGCGCTGGCTTCCAAGTTGGCACTGTTCTTGGTTCGAGTGACACCGATGGTTACGCTCTCATCAAGCTTTCGCTGTAAACCTTTAATCATTTATTTATAAAAGGATTATTATATGAAATTGAAGCTTAAAAATACCCCCGAACAGGTGGAGTTGGTAAAGGCTTTGGGTTCGAGAGACTTAAATGTGTCTCGTGAGGCCAGCGAAGCTTTCGCTGCTTTTATTGGCCCTGTCGTTCAGAAGGTTGTAAATGAGGCTGGTACTTCCGCCGCACTTTACACTGATTCTGAATTCGATCAGGACGATAACCCTAGTTACCCTCTCGACCTTTATTACAACACTGATAAAGGACATGTCAGTGTGTGGTCTCAGAACATGGCTGGTGGCTTACCTAGCTCAGACGCTCACGTTCCCGTACAAGAAATGAAGGTAATGACCTATCGTTTAGATAGCGCCGTTCATCTTCACAAGAAGTACGCTCGTAAGGCTCGTCTTGACGTAGTTAGCAAAGCTGTTGAGCGCATGGCTCAAGAGGTTCTCATCAAGCAAGAAAGAAATGCTTGGTCTGTAGTTATGAAGGCTGTTGCCGAAGCTGCAACCAAGGAAGGTCGTTCTGACGCTGCCAGCACTTCTGGTGCTCTTCGTCACGTATTGACTTCGAACAACACTGGCGCTTCCGCCGAGTTTGTTCTTCAAGACTTGAATGACTTGATGACCAGAATGAGAAGAGTTAACACTTCTTGGGCTGGTGGTACTCCCGCTGACTACAATGCTAAAGGTATGACCGACTTGTTCGTGTCTCCTGAAGTTAAGGGTCAGATTCGTAAGTTCGCTTACAACGCTATTCGTACTGACAGTGCAGCTACTGCTGCTAACGCTCAGAGCTTACCGGATGACGCTCGTATGGCTATCTACAATGCCGCTGGCATGGAGAGCATTTACGGCGTAGCCATCCACGAGTTGGTTGAGCTTGGCAAGAGCCAACGTTACAATGCGTTGTTTGAGACATTCTTCGATGCCGTTGGCACTGCTGCCACGCAAATCGACGGATCTACTAACAGCATCTCTAACTTCGCAACCGCGAGTCATCAAATTCTTGTTGGTGTTGACTTGGGCCGTGAGGCGTTTGTACGCCCCGTAGCCCGTGACGCTGACACTGGTGGTACTTTCACCGCCGTTCCTGATGATCAGTGGTATGCTGCTCGTTCCGACAAGGCTGGCTTCTATGGCTCTCTCGAAGAGGGTCGCCTCTGCCTCGATGGTCGCGCAGTTTGCGGTCTAATTCTTGGTTAATCTTAATTAACCAATTCAAGCCCAAGGGGATTTTCCCCTTGGGTTTTTTAGTTTTTTAAGCTATAGTTGAAATCGATGGACGTTAAATATTTTGATGACATGAAAAATAAACCTAACAAAAAAACAGCCAAAGCAGCAAAAAGGCCAAGAAAACCCAAGATTACTGAATTGGATCAGTCTCATGGGAAAGAGGAAAAATTTCAGCCTTCTACGCTAGACCAAATTTGGGGTGATGATGGAATCGGCAAATACTCTACAACTAATGAAGAAGAGTATAAAAGACAGTTAGATGAAATGAATAGAACCGACATTGAGGCTCATGCGTCTAATTTAGGTATTTTGCCAGCAGGAGACAGAACCCGTCTTGAGGAGAGATTGGTTTACGAATTTAAAAGGCATTTTAATCAATATCAAAAACCCATGAATGATGCTCCTGCCGCCAATAATGGTGACATTCCAGACCATGTAAGAAAAATTTTAGAAGAAGGTAGATAATTTACCATATTTTTAAGTTTTTCGCCGTGTAATACTTATTAGTATGGCGACCACTTACAACATTGATATAAATCAAGGCTCTACGCTTGATTTAAGGTTTAAGGTTAAGGACGATGATGGAGATCCTATAAATTTAAGTGGTTTTTCTGCTCGTGGCGTAGCAAAGTTTAGGTACGGTACTGGAAGTGTCCTCTTAAATCTTGAACCTAAAGTAGTATCTGGAAACTCTAGCGACCCTACATTGGGGGCTAGTGGTTTTATTGATGTTTATATAAGACCCTCTGGCACTTCAGGACTTCCAATTGTTCAAGGTGTATACGATATTGAGAAGTATGAAACTGTTCCAGCCGCTTCTGGTGATTGGAACGTTCAGAAAGTGTCTAAAGGTTATATAAATGTAATACCTGAAGTCACAATCTCATTATCGTAAAATGGCTGATGTAGAAGTAACTATTTCAGGAGGATCAACTTCAAGTGTGGAAGTTGGCGGTTCTTCTACTGTTGAAGTCACTTCTAAAAGCTCTACTTCTTCAATTGAAGCTCCAGATAAAGCAAACATAGATGTTGTTTTTCAAGGTAGGCGTGGTGGAGTTGGCCCCGCTGGGCCTACTGGCCCTTCAGGAGCCACTGGAGTTACAGGAGCTACCGGACCCACTGGGCCAACGGGTTCTGGCGTAACAGGACCGACTGGTCCAACTGGACCAAGCGGGGTAACAGGAGCCACTGGAAATACAGGACCAACTGGACCAAGCGGAGCCACTGGTCCTAGTGGCGCTACAGGGGTCACTGGGCCAACGGGGTCTGGAGTGACTGGCCCTACTGGACCTACGGGACCAAGTGGAGCCACAGGAGTTACAGGAGTTACAGGTCCGACTGGACCCACTGGTCCTACTGGCCCTACCGGAGTTACTGGGCCTACTGGCGTTACAGGAGTCACAGGCCCGACTGGAGGAACTGGAACTACAGGCCCAGCAGGAGGTGATACCTATACTTATAAATTTAATTCCACTACACTTCTTACAGATCCGGGAGATGGAAAATTAGCTTTTAATAATTCTACATATTCTAGCATAACGGAAATAAGAATAGATACTTTAGATCAAGCTGGCAGTTCTCTTTCTACTTATTTTGATACTTTAGATGATGTACTTGGCACTAGAATAAAAATATTTTCAAAAAGTGATAATAGTAAATTTGTAGTTTTCAAAATAAATGGAACCAACATATCCGAGATGGGGTATACAAGGCTTTCTGTTTTTTATCTAAATCATGACGATTCGTTTTCTGACGATGAAGAAATATACATCAGCATAGCTCCAGCAGCAGAAGGCCCAACAGGGGCAGCGGGTGATGCTGGACCCACTGGTCCGACTGGAGGAACTGGCCCCGCTGGGCCTACTGGACCCACTGGACCGACTGGAGCAACAGGCTCTGGAATAACTGGACCCACTGGAGTCACTGGACCTACGGGGGTAACTGGCCCTTCTGGTGCGACAGGAACTTCGATAACTGGAGCCGAAGCTGACCCCGGATTAACTGCTCATGTTCGTTTTGGTCTTAGCGATGGAACTTTTACGGAGTACTTTAATCTAGCAGGTCAAACCGGAGCAACAGGGCCAACTGGACCCACAGGCCCAACCGGAGTTACTGGAGCTACTGGCGTCACTGGACCCACAGGCCCAACAGGTGCGCGTGTAACTGGCGCTACAGGCGCTGGAACAGGAGTCTTCTTTCAATTGTCTGACTCATCAGAAGTTGGACCTGTAAATATACAAGGACCATCAGGAGCCACAGGCGCAACTGGTGTCACTGGGCCTACTGGCCCTACTGGTCCAGCGGGTGGCCCTGTAGGCGCAACTGGCGCAATGGGGGGAGATGGGTATGAATTTGTGTATCGCTACTCTGGTGACGTCAATGAATCCAGCAGTGACCTTTACATAACGCAATTTAGCTCTGGTCCATTTGATGGCATAGTAGACTTAGGTTATTTCGATTATACCACCTACAATATGGTCATCACTGGTCTTTCAATCGGTAGATACGATTCATTGACTGGAGATAAATACTATTGGATAAAAAATCTTGGAACTCCAAATCCAACAGGCAATTATTTTATATTAGATAAAAGAACGCCAACTGCTGTTGAGTTTCAAAGCTATCTTCAAACAGGAGATATTTTTGCTTTAAACAGTTCAAATGCCGTTACCACTAATCAGGGCCAGACTAAATCTTTTGTTATTCCCGTGTACCGAAATGAAGACGGAAATAGTTCTTGGCTGGCTCCGGGAGATGGTGGGAGTTTCTTGGATCTTGATGAAGTTAGTTTCTCTGTTGGGAGACTTGGCTTATCTGGATTATCCGGACAAAATGGACAAGATGGAGAAACTGGCCCAGCAGGTAAGCCTTTAGGGGGAATGAAGTATAAATTCTGGCCCGGAACTGGAGTAAGAAACGAAGAAGGATTCACTTGTCACAACTGGCCAAAAACTCCCGGTGGAACAAACATAGACTCCACAGGATACATAAAAGAGTTATGGGGTACAACCAGTGATTATGGCGATGAATTTGATGTAATTACAGGTTTAGCCATATCTACTACCGATGCCAATGGCTATTCCCGTGATGCTCAGTTAGCTCAATTTTATCAACCCTTTTATAGCGGAAATGTTGTACGCATACAAGATAGCACTGGGATCAACATCAATGCGTACCTTATAACACATCACGGTGGCCATGATTATTTAACTAATATAAACAGCGATGCTTCAATAAATAACCCTCAAGATCCTAGAGGAAGTTATAGTTCTGAATACATGGTTTTTCCTGTTAGTGGTTTTGGTTTCACAATTAATGGTTATGACTACCTTAATACTCAATTGCCTTCTGGTGGAGAAGTATACGTAAGTATAGATTGGGCCACTGTTGATCCTTCTGGTGGTGGCGGAGGCGGAGGTGGAAGCGCTAATGATCCTGAAATTCCTGTTGGGGCATTACAAGTATTAGATCACGGTTATTTTAATGGAGGTACTCCTGTTCAGACTGGATCTAGTTATGTGTTTAATGTGTACGCCAATGATGCTGGCATTCAGCAATATCCAAGAATTGCAATTGGAGATTACGCACCCGGAGGAGTTACCAGAACAGATTTATATAATAATGCAAAAGCAAACACTCTTGGCAGCGGAATACTTTACGTAGAAGGTGATACTTTTCATGATGGGCCAATAGTACCCGCGCAAGACAATACATATACTTTAGGTAGTGGCAGTAATTCTTATGCCGAAATTTTCACTCAAATACTTAGCACTACAGGATTGCAGAATCCATATGCTACTGAGCCTATAGAAGTAAATTGTGGTTTAGTACCTGCTTTCGACGATCAATATGACTTAGGGTCATCTTCTAAACAATGGAGAGATTTATATCTTACTAGTTCTTCTATTATCATTTCTGGCTCAGGCTTTAGAGAACCATTAAGAATGTCGTTCGCTTCAGGCGGGGGAATTCAACTTTCCGGGGAGAGAGTGGCTACGTTATTAGGAAGTGATGACGACCTTGAACTTACAGGCGACTTTTCAACTAAAAATTTCTTAATACAAAATATTACGACTGGAGATACTGGAGGTACTGGAGAGCAATTTAAATTTATTAACACCACTGGAGAATTAAAAGTAATAAGACAAAGCGGTGATGGAACTATATTAGAATCAGGCTTTCTTGTAACTGGTTTCGCTCAAAGCGGAGCTCGTGGAGACACAGGTCCAACTGGACCTAGCGGAGCTACGGGACCAGCAGGAGGGCCAACTGGGCCAACTGGACCCACTGGAGCAACAGGAGGATCTGGAGTCACTGGACCCACTGGTCCTACAGGGCCGACTGGCGCTACTGGTGCTACTGGCGTTAGTGGTTTAAGTGGAATAGCTGGGCCTACTGGACCTACGGGGCCAAGCGGAGCAACAGGATCTGGGATAACTGGCCCGACTGGACCTACCGGACCAAGCGGTGCAACAGGTTCTGGGGTAACTGGACCCACTGGTCCAACTGGCCCTACTGGCTCAACAGGGCCAAGCGGAGCAACAGGTGCAAGTGGATTAAGCGGTGTTACTGGCCCAACTGGTCCAACTGGACCTAGCGGAGTTACTGGGGCAACTGGACCTTCTGGTTCAGATGGAGAAGCAGGAGCAGCGGGACCAACTGGACCTACAGGAGCCACAGGAGTTACTGGGCCAACTGGACCTACAGGAGTAACTGGACCTACGGGCTCTGGAGTAACTGGGCCTACTGGGCCTACTGGACCTACAGGAGCAACAGGAACAGCAGGAGGATCTGGGGTAACTGGACCTACTGGGCCTACTGGGCCTCAAGGTGAAGCTGGTGGTGCTGCAAATGCTGTAGGGTCAACTGGTCAACTTCAATACAATTTGGATACGGGTAATTTTGCCGCAGCAAGTCAAGTTTTCTATAATGCCACAACTGATGCTTTAGGAATTGGACAAGGTAATTTAAACCCATCTGGTAAATTAGATGTTCGCGGGGACGTTTATGTAAGCGGCAGCGTCACAGGCACGGCAATAAGTGGAACTAATATTTACGCAAACACTGGATACTTTGGTGATAATTATATTTATTCAGATAGCGACGACAACTTAAAATTCAATAATGCTTTCGTTGTAACTGGAGTAAGCTCAACTCAAGCTGGCCCCACTGGCCCCACTGGTCCTACTGGGCCTACCGGAGCGACTGGGGCCGCTGGCTCAGATGGATCTGACGGAGCGGTTGGAGCTACCGGAGCCACCGGACCTACAGGAGCCACCGGACCTACCGGAGCCACCGGACCTACCGGAGCCACCGGACCTACCGGAGCCACCGGACCTACCGGAGCTACAGCCAGTATAAATGGAGCAACCGAAAATAGAGTCGTTACAGTTTCCTCTACTGTAACAGAACTAGATGCTGAATCCGCATTAACATTTGATGGCACTACTCTTTCCTTGAATGGTAATTATAAAGATTCTATTCATAATAGCGGAAGTTTTGTAGATTCAAATGGCACTTTGTTTTTAGATTTAAATGGCAAGTCCTCCCAAAAAATGATCCTTAGCGGTAATGCTACTGGAGTTCAGTTATTGAATATAGAAGAGGGAAGAGAAGTTAGCTTAATGGTTTCTGGAGCAGGGACTTCAGATTATACTTTCTGCACTGGTCATGATATACACTTTGTAGGCCAAGCACCAAGTACTATACCATCTGGTAAAATAGGTATTCTTACCGTTAAGAGTTTTGGTGCGTCAACTGGAGAATGTATTGGAGCGTTTGCCGTGCAGGATTAAGGTATGTTTGGAGGAATCCATAACACGGCCCGAATGGGCAGCTTAATCCCTTCCGGAACAGGAGTTGTTACGGAAGGGCTAATTGGTAATTTTGATCCTACTACAGGAAATGCTTCAGGTCTTTCAAGATGGTCTAATTCAATTGCTGGTGAATCTGACTTGGAAATAAAAAATGGAACTATTTGGAAAAGCGGAGTAAGTGGAAATGCAAGTCATTACGAATTTGATGGTGTTGATGACCACATAGGCTCATATGATGATATTTATAATAATTCATTTACTATAAATTTAAGTGGTGGCTTCACTATTTGCATGTGGTGGGAATTGAGTGGTAATACAGGAGCCCATTGGAATGCATTAGCTGGCGCAGATGATTACTGGAGTGGAAGAGGGATGGGTCTTGAGTACACGAGCAACGTATCAGGACGTTATGGTGTTGGCACTAGCGAATATAAAAAATATGGATCACTTAATGTTTTAGGCGGGGAAAACGCTTGGGGGTTCCGTAACAATACAGACCTTGACCCTAACAGAGCCTCAGTACTTACAGGAGAGCCAAGCACTTGGCATATGATATCCCTCACTAAAAACTCTGGAAAATTTCCAGATCAAACAGCCGATATAGATTACGGTGGAAGATTTGATTTGTATGTAGATGACGACTTCCAACCAATTACTCACACTCTTATATCTAACAATTTAGAAGGCGAATCTGATGACGTATACTATCCGACTTGGGGGGAAACGGGCGCTCTATTGAATGTAGGGAAAACCATAAAAAACTTAGACCAAGAAGGAACAAATTGGTATAAAGACAACATGGGATCTTTCTACGCTGGACAAAACTTTAAGTTAGGCAGAGTTTTAGTATACAATAAACACCTTAAAAACTCAGAAATAAGACAAAATTTTTTAGCCACAAAAGATCAATTTTTATTTACGGGCTACTCTGACAATACTTAAATTTAAATAGGAATTAAGAATGGATGATAAATTAAAGCAAATTATAATTGATAGAATTAGCGTTTCAGGTGCAAGCGCTGGACAGGCAATTATAGTAAGTGATGATGGAAATGGCCTACAATATGGAAATGTAGTCGGCGCTGGTGGTTTCACTGGGATGCATGATTATGGCCAAGCGCCATTAATTAGTGGCTCCAATCCTACGGGCGGTCCCTTTACTGGTAATTTAGGTCAAACCTTTTGCGTAATGGAAGTAACAGGCAATATATCTGGTTTTACTTTCTCTAATTTAGGAACAGGTAAAACATCTACAATAAAGCTAGTCAACAACAACCCAAACACTGGTTTTAATTTATTTTTCGATACTGGAATAAAATTTATTGGTGGTGCTCCGGGAGGAATTGAGTCTGGCAGTCAAGGATTACTGTCTTTAGTTTCTTACGATACTGGAGTTGATGGTCAACTCACAGGGCAAGTTACCGCTGGATATGCTGCGGAAAATTAATGGACTTCGCTGGGATACATAGCTCTAATACTACTGCTGCAATAGGCAAAACAATCTCTAGCCAGCATAAGTATTTTAGAGATGAAAATGGCACTGGTCAACACCCTACCAGTGGCCTAGTGTCTTACCCTTATCCTACTTCCACCGCTGAAATGACCATAGAGGTTACTGATACGGGGGGTGATGGTTGGGGAGATGAGTATTATAATCATCCTTACATAGAGGTTTACGAAGGCGACAATTTAATGACTGTCCAAGGTGCTTCTGACAAAGTATGGGTTACTTGGAGTGAATTTGATAACGATCACTTTAGCGAAACTTATACTATATCTACAGAAGCCACAGGGTCAATCTCGCTCAAATATGTTAGAGGAGACGACGGTACAGACGTAGGCGTTGAAAGCGATATAGGTCTCACCTTTAAAAATACAGATGGTTCAACCATATATAGTTTTTCTGCTGGTCAATCTACTTACTTTACTGATGGGCAAGTTATTTATAGTGGTTCTGCCTCAACACCTTCTTCTGCTGGGTCTTTAACCTTTGGCTCTGGAGATACAGCTAGTATGATAGGGCTGTTTGATCCAGACGATATAGACGCTGTTGATACAACTACTGGAAATTTAAAATGGGAAAACGATACAAATGTTGGAAATACAAAAGACCTTTCTCTCAATAATGGCATAGAAGACAACTATACTGGGATGGCAAGTCCAGTTAATCTGTACGGAAGAGCAGTTAGGTGTTTTGGTTTTGACGGGGTTGATGACGAAATAGGGGCTCAAAGTGCTGGTTATGGTGGGTCTGCTTTTACGATCAACATGCAAAAGCCAACTACCGTATCTCAATGGGTTTATGTTCCTAAAAAAACGGGCAATACTTCTTATCCCATAGGAAATATAAAACCACCCGGAGAGGGGTTATCAGAAAGATTTTACATAGAGTTTGGTGTTATAGTTGAAAATGACGCTTCTCGTTTTTACGTTTTGGTTCCGGGTAAAACTGGTAAAATAGCTCTTAATGTTGAATTGGAAACTGACCATTGGAATATGTTTTCTATGACAATTCACCCTAAGTTAGGTGTTTTTGGCTCTCATATAAACGCATATACAAATAAACAATACGATGGATTTAGATTCACTAATTCTGGTGATACTGTGGATTCTTCCTCATACTCAATAAATCAAAGTCTTGTTAGTCAAATGTATTACGTGGATGGTAATGACGCAGGTGTAAAAAGTTGCGCCATAACACTAGGCAAAAGTATAGCTGCAACCGCGACAGATTCGAACGTTAAGGTTGGGCATTTAATAGTATATGAGCGAGCTCTTAAACTGTCTGAAATCAGAAGAAACTTTGAACTACTTAGGGAATTTTACGTATTAGATCCAGCTAGTTATGAAATAGTTCATGTAATGGGCGCTGCAAGCGCATCGGCTAGTGCAAGCTTGGCAGCAGTTTGCGCTAGTGTGGACACAGCTTGGCTTTATAAGGCTAGAGGCGTTTTTGGAGAAACTGATCATATTGCATACGACAAACTAAAAGTAACTATAGCTACAACCGGAGGGACTCCTTCGATTAATACTCATGGCTTCATTTTTTTGAACGCTGAAGGTTTATTTAAAAGCAGTGATTTTTCCCAAGGTGCTTGTGGTGCTGATAATTTACAGCTTGCGACTACGTCTAATTGTGACGCAAGAACTTTTCATATTGCCTTTATACCAATGATTGGAGATACTGAATACGTTGGAAACCAAGCAGCTAATAGTACACAAGCGACATGTAGTTAGTAAAATGGAAACTAAATATTGCATATTAAACACGGATGATTTGCATTTTGTAGATTACGATAAGATTATGCAAACAAGCTACGCCTCTTTGAGATTTTCTCCTGACAAGGAGAAGTTTATTATAAAATATAAAGGTGATCAGCCTGAATTTTTATTTGAAATTGCGGGTAATGACATAGGCTTAAAAGAGTACACTAAGCACGAAATAATAGAGATTATAAATACGCCAGAATGGAAGACGGAATCTTAAATTTTAATGGGAAGCAAATTGGATTAAGGGGCTTAGGAAATAACACGTTTGAGCCTAAAAATAATTCTGTTTTTGAAAACGCTTTATCAAATAAGCCTGTTGTAGATTCATCAAATAATTTATCTGTCTTGCTACTTGTAAAGTCTAGCGATGGACTAATAGATAAATTAAACAGTATCGAAGCTGAGATGGAGGGGAAAAATTGGGCTTTTTGGATAGGTGATACAAGTGGTGGTGATAGAGTATCCATGATACTAGATCATCATCAAGTATATAGCTCGTCTTCAGTATTTGCCCCTCTCAAATTATCCGAGTCGTTTGAAGAAGCTTTAACCTTCGATTATTTAAGAAAGCTTTCAGCGCAATATGATAACGTATTTAAAAGCGAAATTAGCTATATTCATGGAGAAAATCAACTCGATGAACAGCACGAATTAAAAAGCTTTTGTTTTGTATGCACTAAAGAGCTAATGAAGGAAGGCGCTATCTTTATTGAAAGCGTAAGACTTTTTTACGATCAACCAATTTACATAATATGCGATTTAGAAACCAAAAGTTACTTTGATTCTTTTGATTTTAAAAATTTAATTTTTAAATTAGATGCAGAAGGTGAAATCTTAAAAGAGATAAAATCTAAGCATTTCGAGACTCTTTATTCGGAAATCAAATCGCCCCATAGGGTAGAGTGTATTTTTCAAAAAATGGCAGCTATGAATTTCGCTTTAAGCGAGCAAGACAACACCTTTTTCTTGGATAGCGACATTGTTTTAGTAAACAAAATAGACGAAAATTTAAACCGGAGCTTAATTTTATCTCCTCATTATCACGGGATTAAAAATATAAATAACAGTCTAAGATTTGGTTTTTTTAATGCTGGCTATGTTTTTTGTGCAGAAAAAAATTTCCCAGATTATTGGAAAGATTTATACTTAACTAGATCTAAGTTCTACGAACAAGAATGTATGAACTACATCGCAGAGAATTATGATATAGGCATTTTTGACAAGAACCATAATTGGGGCTTTTGGAGAAGCGAATTTAAAATTCCATATTCCATACGCAGTTTTCATTTACACTTAACAAATGGGATATACGGCTCAGACTGCACCGCATTATCTAAGTTAAATGAGCAAATAAAAATGAGTTTTTACAGGTACTTAGATTTGAATAGCGAATTTGAAAACATGAAAATTTTACAAGATAAAATAAAATTAATTTTAAAATGAAAGACAATAGAATAGCTTTTGTACATTTTGGCAAATGCGCTGGTTCGTATGTGACTCGTTGGCTAGAGACCAAAGCTTTCGTAGACTCAAATTATAAAGTATACAACTCTTGGATAAAAAGAATCCCTGAAACTTATAAAGGTAGAGATTGGACTAAAGAAGAACTGTCAGAAATTTCTAATGACGAAGGCCCAGCTTACGTACATAATCACCATATAGCTTGGTCAAAAGACAGTATATTAGAATTTAATAAAAAAGGCTGGGTTACTTTTACTTTCATAAGAAGACCTGAAGATTTAATAACTTCATTATATTGTTGGTCAAAACAGGTTTACCTAGAGAAAGGCAAAAACCCATTGAATGTGGATTCTCATGAGTGGGATATGGATGTTTTTATACATAGATGCATAGACACAGCGTTAAGAGATTTATGGATCTTACCTGACTATATTAGTGACGTTAAAATCGTTAAAGAATTTAAACATTCAAATCTTCAAGATTTTATAAATACTGAATTAGAAATTCAATATACCCCAATAGAAAAACAAAATGTAAGCAATAACAAAGGCTTCAAGTGGTTTAGGGAAAATGGCAAGATACATGAAAAAACGGAGGAAAGATTATTTAATGATCCAGACTTTAAAAAATATTCCACGTTTATATGAAAAATGTGGACAAGAAGAACATCATACTGGCCGCTGTAGATCAAAGAAACTCCAGTCAGGCAAAAGCGCTTTACTCACGAGCTAAAAAAGCGTTTGGAGACTACAATATAATAAAAGAATATGGGGTAAACTTTGGCAGAACGGAACCTTCGCCAGATAACGTTTTATGCCTCGTTATGCATGGGAATCGTGATGTTCCAGTCATGCATTCTAGATTCGAATTTCTTGATGGAATTTGTGATAACGTATGGTGTGTTATGGGTGCGCCAATTAGAGGTTGGACGCTTTGCGATAGAAACGGATATTCAGGTGCAAGTTTTATAGCTAAAGACCACAGCTTGTTAAAAATTGATGAAGTTTCCGAAGACGATGCCTTGGCTATGCACAAGCGCCTATTTGAGAAAATCGTAGAATCAAATTCAAGTAAATATGAACAGCCAGAATTTGCAGGGCTTGGATATCTCACGAAAGTTTGTGGCTCTCAGCCTTTTATTTTAGTGCTCGGTCAAGTTGCGGGAGATTCAGTTATTAATTTTACAAATTTTCCTGCCCCAAAGCACAAAATTAGAGGTTCGATGAGGCCTCCTAGCGTAAAGAGAGATGTTCCAACAGCATATGTTAACACTCTGATTACGGCTCTTTCTGTCTTGGATAAATTTAATATCCCTATTATTTATAAACCTCACCCATTCGAAAACCAAGATGCAAATGCAGTAATCAACAACTTAATCGATCTTCCTGCTCTTAATAATGTATCTATTGTTTCCGATGTGTCTATCCATGATTTGATACATTTAGCTAAAGGTGTCGTAACAATAAATTCGGGGGCGGGATTCGAGGCTCTAATTCACCTTAAGCCAGTTGTCACCCTAGGAAAAGTAGACTATTCCGCTGCCACTTACGAGTGTCGGAATATTGAAGACATAAAGAAATCAGTGCAATTCATAAATAGCCCCGTAGACGAACTTAAAATAAAAAAGTTTATTTATGCGTATCTAAGTATGGCGTATAAATGCCCAATTGACTTAATAAAAGAAAAACTGCCCTCAGAACTAAAAGACTAGTGTAAAAACATTCATGATAGGAACTAACACTGGCCCATTTGTAGACATTAGTGATTATCCAAGGATTAATGATATTAATTCTTTAGGTAATTTACCAGATCCGGGTTATCCTTTAGGGCCAGATGGCAGGAAACGCAAGAGAAGACTACAGATAGAGCAAGAATTAGCGCAGCAAATTGACTTAGGGGTAATTGGAGTAAAAACCTCTGATGGAAAATATCCATATTATACTCAAATCTCTTAGATATTTGTGTAAATATAATTATGAAGATTGTAGATATAGCAGATGAAATTCATAGAGAGTTAGGATCTCCCTCAGATCTTAGTATTCCTGCTATTGCTTTCTACGTGAGAACCAATATAGGAGCACTAAATAATCATTTAAATACTAGCTTTGACGTAGACTCTACGAGCTTTGAGATAGAAGAATCGGGTACTGCAATCACTCCTGAAGAAGTAGCGATAATGAAAAAAATGTATTTGGTTCATTATTACGACGGGAAGATTAGAGACACTATAAATGCTGCAACCAGCGATGCCGTTATAGCACTTTCTTCGGATGGTTCATCAATTAGAAAAATAAATAAAAACGAGCAATCGAAAACTTTCTTGCAAATCAGGCAGGGGCAGTACGACGAGTTAGAGTCTTTGATCACCGCTTATAAAACTAGAGGATCTGCCCCGCTTCAAGTTGCTGGAGATGATACAGTTGCAGCGGTTTACAGACCGAACAGAGATTACAACAGGATTTAATTATGGCCAGCTTAGTATCAGCAACAGAGATAGCGGCCTTTACTGGCGATTTTATAAATTTGTTCGATACTTTTAAAAGAGATTTTGTGGTACACAAAGAGCCTAAGAAAGTAATATCTCAAATCAATACAGATTTCTTGTATGGTTATGGCACATCTGCCCAGCAAGCTAATTATACTTACGAGCCCGTTTCGCAAAGTTTTAGCGGAATGATTAAGTATAAAGATGAACAAGATTCAGATCCTCTTTCTGAGGTTCAAGAGATTAGATATTTTGCTGGAGATTGCAGGATCAAAGTCCAAGAAGAAGCAAGAGATTACATAAAAAACGGCAAAACCGAGAAAATCGTAATTGATGGAAAAGATTTTCAAGTCATGACAGAAGAGTCTGTTAAATACTTTTTTGGCATCAAGCTTTACGTATTTCATCTACAGTATACGAACTAAAATGAAATTAAAGGTAAAAAGATTTAGAATGAAGCCTTTGATCCTTGAAAGGGAGGCTTTAAAAGGCGTTGCTAAAAACAGAGATGCAAGAAAAAATATAGAGGTAGTAGCTAAAAGAAAATTAGATTTAGCAATGCAAGAAATGATAAGGGAATTTAACGAGCACCCTATAACTATGGAATTAGAAGCTGGGCCAGAGGCGGATAACATTTCGGGAACTTTAAGTGGCTACGGGAACTTATTTTCATTTATAGGCTTTCACGAAGAAGAGGATCCGGTAGAGTTAGTTAGGCAATTATTAATGCAGTTTACTTTAGGGACTCCTAGAATAACTGCGAAAAGAAAAATGATTTCTTTTTCTTATAGGACTACAGGGATGACAAGGGGCGAAATTTTTGCAAAAACCAGATTATCTTGGATAGGTAAAAGTTGGCTTCAAGCCATCGAAAGCGGTATGTCAGGCTTAGGAAACTATCTATATTTTGAAAATCAAGACTACCTAAGTGGAAATAGTAGATCTGGAACGGCTGTACAAGCGAGCAGAAGAATAAGAAGCGGAGGATATAAGCCAACAAGATACCTTACCGCTATATTAAGAAATTTTGAACGAAATATAAGCAATAAAACATAATGCTGCCACAGTTTGACAATAGATTAATGTCGAGTTTCTTGTTATGGTTTGACCATAATTTAACAAGGCGTGGTGAGGCGTTTACTAATACTTCCGGTGCGTTTTATGCAGTTGATAACTTAATTAAT